GACGGCGCAGAGATTCACATTCCCTGCGGTAACGACAGACCCTACCGAACCTCGAATTGGCGATGCGTGGCTAAATACAACTACCAACCAAGCCAAGATAATTGACGCAGCTGGAAACACGCGCGTTATTACTTGGGTATAACTCGAAAGAGCGCACATGAAAATTGACCTAAACACAGCATTAACAATCGCACAATTATTGTCCGTAGTGGTGCTATTACCGGCCGGAGCGTTTAAGGCTTGGCGAAAAATAGATGTGCGGCTAACGGCGCAAGATGCGCGGCTAATTAGTATTGAAAGTCAATTCCACCGCAACGGAGGCAGCACGCTGCGCGACCAAAACGACAGAATGGAACGCGACCTAGCAAAGCTGACGGGGCGATTCGACCAGCATATAGAAGAAGGCGGAAAATGAAAGTATTAGAGATTGCGGCAGGATTAGTCGGATACCAAGAAGGCAAGAATAACGATACGACATTTGGCAAGTGGTACGGGCTAAATCATCAGCCTTGGTGCGCAATGAGCGTGTCTAAGATTTTTTACGATGCCGGCGGAATACTGGCGGTGGCTCCCAAAAGCAAGCCAAAAGGATTCGCAAGCTGCGACGAATGGCTAAAACACCTCGCTAAAAATAACCAGCTGGTTCCGGTAGGCAAGGCAAAGCCGGGCGACCTAGTGTTCTACCAATTTGACGACGACGCGCAACCTGACCATGTAGGGATTGTAAAGAGCAATAACGCAAGATTAAAATACATTCAGGCTTACGAGGGCAATACAAGCGCAGACAAGAAGGGTAGCCAAGCAAACGGCGACGGGTTCTACTTAAAGAAGCGTAGTTACGCTACGATTATGGCAATCGGAAGACCAAGAGGAGCAGCATGAATAAGTCATTAAAAGCAGTATTAGCCTCATACGGCCGCGCAGCATTAGTAGCGGTTGTAACAGCATTAGCAATGGGAAAGACAGACCCGCGCGACCTACTTACCGCTGCAATTATTGCGGTGGCAGCGCCTCTATTAAGAGCGTTAAACCCTAACGACGCAGCGTTTGGCGTTACAGCTGACGCAGCGATTCAGGAAGTAGACAAGCTGGCAAAAGCAGACACAAAGAAGAAGGCAGCAAAGAAGTCCGCATAAAAGGATAAAAACTAAATAGCGAGGAACCTCTAGTCATCGGGGAAGTGACTAGAGGTTCTTGCATTTTAAGGCTACGATTATCCACAGGAGGCACAAATGGCATTAGCAAAGAAGCTGCAAGAGATTGGCACAAACCGGAATAAACCTACTTGTTACTACATGAAAATGTATAACTCATTATCCCCGGAAGACCAAAAGGCATTAGACGATGCGTGGGCTAAAAAATATTCGGCTAACGAGATACTAATGGCGTTACGAGCCGAAGGAATTAAGAGCAGCAACGAAGCAATTAGGCGACACAGAATTGGGGCGTGCGGATGCCAAGAAAAAAAATAGAAGACATATTAGATGAACGCCAAAACATTTACGGAGATGCTCATAAAAACTTCGCTATTACAGGAAGGATTTGGGGAGCAATGCTGAAAACCGAAGACATTCCGGCATGGCAAGTGGCGCTGATGCTTGACGCGTATAAAAGCGTGAGATGCTTCGCAAACCCGGGGCATGAAGATTCTTGGCAAGATAAATTAGGATACACAATACATGGCCGAGAGATTGCAATGACTGATGAGCCTTAAAGACAAGTTTGACGAACTGCCGGAAGGCGTCGAAAGCGGAGATGTAACAGAGCTGCGAAGAGCGCTGATGCGTACGCAAAAGAAGTTAATGGAGACTAAGCAAAAGGTAGATGACCTTGTTGCGGCTACACACACAGCGGCATACGACGCGACGCTATCGTTTGGAAAGATTAACCCGGTAACTGAACCTAAAATCGCAAAGACAAACAAGAAGCCGGAAGTGGCGTTGTGGCACATGACGGATTGGCAAGGCGCAAAGAAAACGCCTAGTTACGACAGCGAAATTATGCGCAAGAGAGTATTAGAATTTGCGGAGAAGGCAGTAAAGATTACAGAAATCCACAGAGCTGACCACCCGGTAGATGAAGCGTTTATTTTATTCGGCGGAGACATGATTGAAGGATTATTTAACTTCCCCGGACAAGCGTTTGAAATTGACTCGACGCTATTCGAGCAATATGTAAATGTAAGTCGGTTGTGCGTAGATGTAGTTAGATACGCGTTGGCAAACTACAAGAAGGTAACAGTAGTTCCGGAATGGGGAAACCATGGGCGAATTGGTTCTAAGCGCGATAATGTTCCTCGCTCCGATAATTTTGACCGCATGTGTTATGAGCTGGCCAAGCAACTCCTACAAGGGGAGAAAAGACTCACATGGCAGGATTGCCCGGAAGACATACAAAGAGTAGAGATAGGCAATTACAGAGCGCTACTAATACATGGAGATGAAGTAGGGCGCAACGGATTTGCCTCACCCGGAGCGATTGTGCAGCACGCTAACCGCTGGCGAAGCGGGGCATACGGCTGGGAATTCAGAGATGTTTACATTGGCCATTACCATACGCACGCAGAATGGGCAATGGCTAACGGGCTAGGAGCGGTATATCAAACGGGAAGTACGGAAAGCGAAAACAGATACGCCGGAGTAAATCTAGCGGCTAGTGCAACGCCAAGTCAGCGACTACATTTTATTGACCCGGTAAAAGGCCGGGTTACGGCTGGATACAAAGTGTGGTTGGACTGATGGAGAAGACACTAGAAATACAATTAGCAGAGCAGCGCGACCGGATTTATACAGCAATATTAGACGCGGCATCGCCGGAACCGGCAACATGGGAACATAAATTGTTATTCGAACAAGCAAGAATTGTATTCGCAAAAGCAGTATTGGAGGCCGGAGATGCCATTTTATGAATTTAAGTGCGCTAAATGCTTCCGATTAGAGGAACACTATTTCACATTTCAGGAAGAGCATAAATTGAAATGCGAAAATTGCAAGAAGGAAATGGATAAAGTGATTCACGCTACGCCGGCTATTTTTACCGGAGGAGGTTGGGGAGGGCAATGAGACCAGAAAAACTACTAACACAAAACAGCGAGCTGCGACCTGACGGAATATTTAATTGGTCATTACCGGCGTTTGCAATTAAATTAACAAACGGGGAAAACTTCAATGTATGCCCAAATGCAGGAGCGTGCGCAAGTTTCTGTTACGCAAGGAACGGCACATATTTATTTAGCAATGTAAGAGGAAGACATATACGAAACCTCGAATACATTATGGAAGACCCGCAAGGCTGGTTCGGGCAGATGCTCGCGGAAGTGCAAAAGCCGAAGATGGCGGGAAAGTTCATACGCATACATGACGCGGGAGATTTCTTCTCAAAAGAGTATTTAGAATTATGGTTACAGATTGCCCGGCTAACACCGCAAGTAACTTTCTATTGCTACACAAAAGAAGTGGCAATGTTCAAAGAGCTGGTAGAACCGGATTGCCCGGAAAATTTCAAGTATCTATATTCAATGGGCGGAAAACAAGACCACCTAATTAACAAAGAGACAGACCGGCACGCGGAAGTATTCCCTGACGACGCAGCGATACTAGACGCAGGATACGGAAATCAAGACGCAAGCGACCTGCTAGCAATTACTTTACCTACCAACAAGATTGGCATACCGGCTAACAACATTAGGCATTTCAATAAAAAAATGGCGCGCCGAACATTCGGAGAGCTGCAAGAAGAGCGAGACGAAAAGAAGGAAGCAAAACTCAACCGGTAGTAATCCAAGATTTGCCATGAGTATCTTGCAGGGCAAACTGAACAGAGCCGCCGGAATAGATGTCGTATTTAATAGCGGTATTGACGGCTTGCTCAACTACATCTACGGCCTCTTCCCAATCGTCTACCTCAGAAATACCAAGAGCGTGGGCAGCGCCTAAGGCCAATTCCATACCGGAACCGGTTACATAGATTTTATTAGAAGTGCGCTCAATGCCATAGACCTCGTCAATAAGATACAAGATGCCATTAACGGCTACAAGGAATTCATTATCGTGCGAAGCAATATCCCCGTCGTCTTTCATGTCGTAACCGGAAGCCTGAAAACATTTACGCAAAGCTGGCACAAAGACATTGACCATAAATTTATCAAGATTAGATTTAGGAGGAGGCGGAGGATTAAAAGCGTGCTGGATTAAATTCATGCCACGAACAAGGCCGGCAGCTGCAACAAGGTATTTACCATTTTGCGCAATCTTGCCCATTGGAGAGCAATCGGCGGATAAGTGGTAGGAAGTAGTTTGCGAGTCTCCGGCAATTAAACACCAGTCTTCATGCTGAATTGCGATTAGTGTGGTCATGGCCTAATCCTCTCATACGACACGCAGGAACCTGAGATTACACGAAGGGCGACAAATTACACAAAGTAAGGCAAGATTAGCCCTAACAGGTTCTACAAAGGAACCCGAAAACGGAAGAAGGCATAGAAAATGGCTGGAAAATTTGACCTCGAAACATACGAGACAGTTGAAAGCAGATTAGTTAAATTCTGGAACGACCACCCGAACGGCAGAGTATTTACAGATTTGGTGTTCCACGATGAAAGACGATTCAT